TCTTTGCTGGCCGTGAGGCTAGAACATTCTATGAGTTCTCAGTACCAACAGGTCAAACACGAGTAATTAAGGTTGTGGCCCCAATTAATACGATTATTCAAAATTTTGGCGGTGAGTTGCATTTAGCAGAGATGAGAATTGAACTTAGATATGGTGGAACTGAAGGTGGCACATTTGCAACAGCACTTCCAATATTTAAAACCAATACAATGAGTTCGGCATCAGCTTATACGCCACAAATTACTATGACCACTGGCGGAACACATACTGGTGGAACTACTGTAGATTTGTTGCATTTAATTAGTGGCGCAAATCCAAACAAGTCAATTGATACTAGTGCTTCAGAGGAGCAAGCTCAAGGTTTTGCTGCTGGAACATATTACATTCATTTAATTAATGTTGATGGCGCTACTGCATTAGGTATATTTAGAGCAAGATGGGAAGAAAGACCTTAATTGTATATAATGCAATAACATTAATAGTAAAGGAATAAAAAATGGCAAACGCAATTTATCCAAAATTTAAAGAGGCATTATTAGATGGCTCTGCAAACATTGACATGAATGATGGCACTGTAAAAGTTGCTCTTATCGATACTGGAACATATACCTACAGCGCAACACATGATTTTTATGATGATGTTACTGGTGTTGTAGGCACACCACAAACTGTTGCAAATACAACAGTAACAAATGGTGTATTTGATGGTGACAATGTTACATATACTTCTGTAACTGGTAATACAGTTGAAGCGTTAATTATTTACATAGACACTGGCGTTGCTGCAACATCTCGCTTGGTTGCTTATATTGATAGCAGTGTAACTGGTTTGCCAGTAACACCTAATAGTGGTGATATTAGCATTACATGGAGTAACGCAGGTATTTTTGCATTGTAGTTTTAAATGGCTACTAAGTATCTTTATCCTGCAAGGTTTGATGCTGGTTTAATAGATTGGTTTGTCTATTTTGAAGATTATCCAATTGTAAAAACCAGCTTCAACATCAATACATTTGGCGAACCTAGGGTTGCCGAAGTAAAGAGCTTGTACGCTAATAAATACGATAACATAAATGTTATTAATGCAGTTGATATAACGGCAAGCGTTAAACTTGTTGCAGATAATTATACAAATGCAAATACATTTAATAGTCAAAATGTTAGCTCTATAGTTAATGTATATACAAGTATAGTTAGCAATATCAACACATTTGGTGATGATATAATTTCTGTAGGTGTAGTTAATTTATATACAGAAATATTAAATAATGTAACAACATTTGGCGTTCCTGTATTACTTAATATAAACACATTAACTGCACAGCAATTTGTAAACACAAATACATTTAGCAATAATGTTATTAATGTTGGAACAGTAGATGTAACGCCAAATATTTATACAAATAATAATTTATTTTATCAAGCATCAAGGCAATCTAGTTATACCGCAACGGCAGAATTATTTAATAATGATGTTCAGTTTTATAGCTATAATGTAATTAGATTATTAAATGCAAATGTTGTTAATAATGAAAATAATATATTTGGCGCTGAAATAACTGTTGGATCGGCACCACTTGAGCCTACATTATTTGCCAATATAAATGTGTTTAATACACATAAAATTTATGAAACATATTTTGATTTTTCAATAAGAACAAACAGTCAAAATATTAATACTGCAATAAGAAAAAATATCAATTTTGATATAAGAAGCAATATTGCTGTTGCAACAAGAAGCAACTTGGCAACATCATCAAGACGGCTTAATTTAAGCAAAGCGAGAAGATAAACATGGCATATAAAATTATTACTGCTGCTACATCAGAGCCAATAACGCTTGTTGAAGCAAGAAAGCATTTGCGTATAGAGCCATTTGGCAGTCCATTGGCACATCCTGATGATGCACAAATTGAAATGTTTATTAGTGCTGCTCGAACATGGTGTGAACAATATACTGGCAGAGCATTGGCATCTCAAACAATAGAAATGGCTTTAGATGCTTTTCCTAGCGATGACATTGAATTGCCATTAACTCCTGTTACATCTATTAGCTTTGTTAAATATGTAAATACAGTAGGAAATGAAATTACACTATCAAACGATTATTATGGTCTTGATGATTACTCAGACCCAAATTGGTTATTACTTTTAAATAATTACCAATGGCCAGCTACATCTGAAGGAGCAAATAGCGTTAAAATAAGAATGGTTGTTGGTAACACATCTGTTACTATCCCATCTCCAATTAAAGCTGCAATATTGTTATTGCTTGGTAGTTTGTATGAAAACCGTCAAGAAGATTTACAAAGTAGTTCAAGAGCTACTTTTAATTCATTGCCATTGGGCGTGTATAATTTGTTGCAACCATATAGATTAACATTGGGCGTATAATGCAAATTGGTAAATTAGATAGACGCATACTTATTGAACAAAAGTCGGTAACGCAAGATGCCAACTATGGTTCAGAGGTAATTACTTGGACAACATATAAAGAATGTTGGGCGCAAGTATTAGATGTAACTTCTCGTACGCAAGAATCTACCAATAGCGATTTGAGATTATTGAAAAGACCATGTAAAGTTTTAGTAAGATACGATGATAATATTACCGCAATGATGCGGATAGTCATGCTTGATAGAGATGACAGGATTTTGCAGATTGTAAGTAAACCTGCTGAAATTGGTCGCAGAGAAGCAATGGAATTAATGGCTGAGGATTATTCTGAAAATGGATGATACCATTCACATATCTGGCGGTAAAGAATTAGGTCAGTTTCTTCAATCTTTGCCATTAAAGATTGAAAAGAATATTATGAGAGCTGCATTGAGAGCTGGAGCAAGAGTTATTGCCAATGAAGCTAAATTAAACGTACCAATTCAAGACGGTGATTTAAAACGAAGCATAAGAACTGGCAGTAACGCAAAAAAAGGCAAAGTTGAGGCTTATGCCAAGGCTGGAGATAAAAAGGCTTGGTACTATCGCTTTGTTGAATTTGGAACTGCTGCTCATATCATTAAAGGCAAAAATGGTGGTATGTTACGTTTTATGGCAAAAAATGGAAAAGCAATACAAACATTACAAGTATCTCATCCAGGTGCAATAGCAAAACCATATATGCGCCCAGCTTTAGATAGCAAAAGTGGTGAAGCTGTTATGGCTGTATCGAATAAAATTCGTGAGAGATTAACTCAAGAAGGTATTAATAGTCTTGCACCTGAAGGAAGTGATTGATGTCAGCAGAAAAAGTCATATATAATTTACTTTCAAATGATGCAGCTTTATTGGTGCAAGTACCTAAAGTAAGAATTTTTCCTAGTTTAATCCCACTGGGAACAACTTTGCCATCTATAGCATATATGTTAATATCTAGCACAGAACAAACAGCTATTGGTTTAACTTCTGAAATATATAGAAGCAGAGTTCAAATTACTATTGCAGCGAAAACTTATCCGCAAGTTAAGGAAATCGCTTCATTAGTAGTAGCAGCTTGTAACCATAAGCAGGGTACGTTTAATGGGGTCAAAACTGATAGTGTAATAAAAGAAGTGGTCGGTGCGGATTTTAGAGATGACGATGTAGGAGTTTTCTACTCAACCATTGACTTCCGTATTGTTCATAGCAATTAATTTAATTTTTTAAGGAGTATTATTATGGCACTTGGAACCGTAGCAGGAACCGCAATTAGTATCAGTGCAGCCCAACCAGCAACTTTTGATGGAACTGGTTATGCTGCTTTAACATGGACAGTAATTGGTAATATTGATGACGGTGGTGAGCATGGTCGTGAATATGCAGAAGTTACTTTCAATCCTATCGACACTCGTGGTACACGCAAATACAAAGGCTCATTCAATGAGGGTACAAAAACCTTATCAATTGGCTATGATTCTGATGATGCAGGTATGGTTGTGTTGAAAACAGCTTTGCTTTCAGACAATGACTTTAGCTTCAAAGTATCTTATCCAGGTGGCGATGTTGATTACTTCCAAGCTAAAACATTGTCATTGAAAAAATCAACTGGTGGTGTTGATTCAATGAAAATGGCATCTGTAAGTTTGTCAATTACTACAAACTCAGCAGGTGTTGGTATTGTTGAAGTATTAGCAGCTTAATAAAGTTTTGAGGCTAGAGCATTAGCTGACAAACCGTGTTCCTCCGTCACGCGCCTCATCTTTTACGGAGTTTTTTTTACGGAGATTATTATGTCAAAAGATTTTGATTTATCACAATTTGAAACAATTGATACAGCAAGTTTAACTATTCTTAACCCAAAAGGTGACGATTTATTATTTAATGGTAAAAAAGTATTAATTAATGTTTATGGCCCAGGCTCTAAAGAATTTGTTAATGCAAAATACAAATTAGATAATGCAATTCAAACACGTTCAATTGCTATGTTGCGTGGTAAGGCGTCAAAAAATGCCGCAGAAGAAACACGTCAACTTCAAGCAGAATTTTATGCTGCTATAACTGCTTCAATTGATAACTTCCCAATTGAAGGTGGTGCATTAGCCTTGTACTCAAATCCAAAACTTACTTATATTACAGATCAGGTTGAGAAATTTTTAGGTGATACTGAAAATTTTATGCCGAACTTGCCAACGAAGTAATAAGATTTGTCAGGTATTATGTTTGGTTATACACAATACCTGACAAGCAAGAAGTTAGTCGAATAGAGCATTATGAAGAATCTGGCGCAGAAATCCTGTGGCCAGATTTAACTTGTAAATATTTATTTGAATATCTTTTAAATGCAGGTGCTTGCATAAACACTGGAATGGGGCAAGCACCTCTTAGTTGGCAAGAGTTAAAAGCATGGCAAGAGCAAAATGGATTTACCCTAAAGCCTTGGGAATTAAGTATAATAAGAAAAGCCTCTGCGGTATATGTTGAACAGGTGAGTTTATCGTCTAAGATAGATTGTCCACCGCCAGGCAAAGTAGTTGAGCAAGTCCCATCTAAATTGGCTCAACATATTAAAGGTATTTTACGCTAGAGGTTCATTATGGCTCTTACTGCTGGTTCAATTGAGATTAAGTTATTTGCTGATATAGCGCGTCTGCAAGCAGACATGAATAAAGCAAATAAAACTGTTGATACCGCAATGCGGAACATCGACAAGTCCGTCACAATGGCTAAAAATGCGTTAGGCGGACTTGCTGGTGCTTTCGGAATAGCATCAGTGCTAAAAATAGCTGATGAATACAAGAAGTTTGATTCTCAAATCAAATTAGCTACAAAATCCCTTGAAAAATACAACATAGCTTACAAAGATGTAGCTAGGATTGCTCGTGAATCTCAGTCTGATATTGGCGCTATTGGTATTCTTTATGCACGTCTAACAAACAACTTACGTGACTTTGGTACCTCTCAAAAAGAAATTGGGATGATTACTGAATCAGTTGCATTAAGTTTGCGTGTTTCAAATGCAACGGTGCAAGAAACCAACTCTGTCATGTTGCAACTTTCTCAATCATTCGGCTCTGGCAAGATAAACGGACAAGAGTTCTTAGCCGTATCAGAAGGCGCACCAATCATAATGAGGCAGTTGGCCAAGTCATTGAACGTGACTTACGGTGAACTTAAAAACATGTCAACCCAAGGCGAGTTGACTGCTGAAGTATTGGCCAAAGCATTGACTGACCCTGCTTACCTTGCTGGATTGCAAGAGCAAGTTAAATCAGTTGGCACCATCTCTAGTGCTATAACTGTACTTAAAAATAACTTTACATTGTTTATTGGCGAAGCTGATAAAGCAGATGGCGTTTCCACAAAAATTAGTCAAACAATAATATTGCTGGCAGATAACTTAAACTTGCTTGCCAATGCTGCTTTAGTTGCTGTTGGAGCGCAATTAGGTAAGTTTGTTATAGGAATTAATGCTTCTATTCGCGCAAGTCAAGTTCGTCAAGTTGAGATTGTTAAAGAAAACTTATTATTAGAGAAAAAAGCATTAACTGAAACGGCATCAACACTTGCTTTAACTAATAATGCTAAAGCTACAACAGCATGGGCGGCTGCAAATTCAATCGCTATGCGTGAGGCGCATGCACTTAATACAGCCGTTGCTGCAAGTTCAACATTAGCGGCAAGAGCCATAAATGGATTGACAATAGCATTTAGAGCATTAGGTGGCCCAGTTGGTATTGCAATAACTGGCATTATATTGTTTGGCGATAGCATTCTTAAATGGATTGATAAAGCTCGCGGCATGACACCAGAGCTTAAAAACATTAACGACCAAATTGAGCGCACTAAAAAACTAACAGCACAAGGCATTACATCTAATGATGTTATGGCTGATGAAAAAACAAAAATAAATGACACTGTTAAATTGATTGCAACATTGCAAGAACAACGTGACAAAGTAGCCACAATGGGCAAGAACGCTGGTTTGTACATGATGTTTAGTACACCAAAAGAAAAGATTGCTGAAATTGATGCTCAGATAGCTCAGGGTCGTAAAAATATTCTTGATTATGCAAACACGATTGCTCAAGCTGCTGATATTGAAGCAAACCAAGTTAATAAAGTTTCTGAAGAATATACAAAATTAAGTAAAACTCTTACTACAAATAAAGAATTAGCTATTGCTTATAGCAATGATATGAAAACTATCATGCTCGAAGGCAAAAAAGCTGGATTGCCTGACGATGAAATATTAGAAAAATTATCCATATTAAAAGAAAAATATGACAAAGCTACTGGCGCGACAAAAGCATTAACTCAAGCAAAAAAAGAACAAGCTAAAACATTAAAAGAATTGCAAGATGATTTTAGAGAAGAAGATTTATTGATAGAACGCTCTGCAAATATTAATGATTTGCTAAAAGAAAAAATGGATGAGGTTAATAAGGTTCAAATTGAAACTCAAAAAGCCATTGATGACAAAATAGCAAAACTTGTTATTGAAATTGATACATACGGTAAAACAGAAGCCGCCATTGAAGCGACTAATTTGGCACGTTTAACAGAACGTAAATTATTACTTGAATCAAAAGGTGAGAATGTTGATGCTTTAAATGCTGAAATTGCAGCACGTATGAAATTGGTTGACCTTACATCTAAAAAACAAGAATTAGATTTAGAGAAAGAACGCGTTAAAGAGGCTGAAAAAGTTGCTGAAGAATTAAAAAAAGTAAATGATAAAGTTGCAGAAGATTTTAATAAATCATTAACTGATGCTCTTTTTAGAGGTTTTGAAAGCGGCAAGTCATTTGCTAAGACATTTAAAGACAGCCTAGTCAATTCTTTTAAGACTTTGATACTAAGACCTATCGTTTCATTTATAGTCGATTCTAGCGGCATTGCTAAAGTAATGGGGGCTATTACTGGTGGAGTATCAGGCACGGCTAATGCTGGTGGGGTAGATGGCATTACTGGAGCTGCGTCATCGGTTTGGCAAGGTATAACTAGCGGATTTGAAACTGCCAACATAGCATTTGAGCAATCAATTCAACAATTCGGATCATGGATTGCTAATTTTAGCGATGGCACTGGTGCATTGGCTGATATTGGTGGCGCAATTGGTAAGTATTCGGGCGCAATTTCACAAGCATTACCTTATGCTGGCTCTGTTATGAAGTTATTGCAAGGCGATTTCCTAAGTGCTGGATTTACTGCGGCTGGAACTGCTATTGGAACTGCGCTTGGTGGGCCGATTGGTGGTATGGTTGGCTCATTCTTAGGAAGTGCGGTTGGTGGATTGTTTGGTGGTGCTAAAACATATAGGTCGCAAGTAGAATCAAGCTATTCCAATGGTCAATTTACAGCTAGTAAAGCTACTGGCGCAGGTAGTCGTTTGCTGAAAGGCGCTGATCAGCCATTAACAGAGTTGAGCCAAGCGTTTGCTACAACATTAAGTGGTTTGTTTAAAGCTGCCAACCTTGATGTTGATATGGAGTTAAGCACTCAAATAGGAAAGAAAAAAAGATCATGGGCATCATTTACCGCAACCATAGGCGATGAGGTATTTAAAAC